CAGTTCATTTATTAAAGTAAATGCTTCTGTAGATCCTTGTATATTTACATTGCAGCTAAATCTAGGTTCGTTACTACCAAAACCATCACTTATTAACTCACTGCCACCTTTGTTCCCTGTACAGTATCTACTAGCAGCTACAAAACTAAACAAATCAAGGTTAGCATCTGTAATATGAGTGCCAAACCCATACCTTTCAGTAGTTAGCAGATCAAGCAATATCATAGCAGGGTCGCTACACCATTGGGCTGCTGTCATTGTGCCATTAAATATATAATTTTCGGGATAGTGTATAAATCCAAAACTACTGCAAGTTCCTAAACCTAAAGAGTCAGCAATAGTTTGGTTTGAAACTACAGTTGGTGTAAGACCTCCATTAGCTGCTGGAATACGAACTTTTACTCCACGAATACGAAAAGCTCTTTTTGGTATAGAACTAAACTGTTCAGAATCTATCCTTAAATTTGTATAAGCACTGTTTAAATATCTTTGTCTATCATCAATTAATAATTGAATACTACTTACATTAAAAGCGTCTACAATGCTACCTCCAGATACTTGATCATCTGTTACTCTTTCTATTTTTACATTTGCGAATGAATACCCATCTGGTAAATTAATTCGATATTCTTTTGAATAAGCATCCGCAGTTCTACCAGTAATAGTATCTGTTAATTTTTCAGTATAACTTGTTTCACTATTTACTTTTAAAGAAATTTTTAATTGTACAGTTGATCCTAATAAGTCACCTTCATCTGTTGCTTTCTGTATTTGTGCAAAAGTGACTGTTACTTTTACAGCGTCTTTTCCTGTAGGCAGATCCCTTGCAACACCACCACCACTTTTACTGCATGGTACAGAAACAAAACCAGACAGAGGACTTTGTGATTGTTGTATTCCAGGAATATGAGTTTGATTACCTGTTCCAAAACGAGGTGTAAATCCTACATTTTGAAAATTAAATTTTGATGTTTCTGGACTTGAATTATTAGCATCAGATTGAAGGATAGCAGTATCGTTTAGGAATATGTCTTTTAATGCTGCGTTGTTATAGGCTGTAGATCCTTTAGAAAGTCCTGCTTTTGATGGAGTAGCAAAACCCTCTATCTCTCCTTCAGAAATAAGATCCTGTATTGATGCAAACTGTCTGCTATTTAATGTATCAGGAGATCGAAAAGGAGGAGGTGGCGTGGGAGGAGGTCCACCTGCTCCTCTGATAATTTTATCCGTCATGCTGATACCTGATTAGTGTCAATTCCCGCTGAAATTACAACTGATCCAGTAATAATTTCTCCATATACAATTGGATGGCTAGTTCCAGCCCTGCTAGTATTTTGCACCCCAGAGAAACTAAATGAAATCCTAGGATCTTGTTCATTGTTAAAGTCTTGTGGTTGCTGTTTAGGGAATAACATATCACTTACACTGCCAAGAACAAGAGAAGCACCAATACCACTTAAAATTGTTCCAGCTGTAGTTCCTATACCTGCACCTGCGGCTGCTCCAAATAAACTTGTTGTTCCAAATAAACCTGCACCTGGAAAAAGGAAACTGCTTCCTATTAAGACTGCTCCTAGTAAAAATCTTCCTGTATTACCCCCTGCACCACTAATAATAGGAACAATACTAATATCAGATTGACCTATTGGATTATGTATATCGTCTTCACCTATTTCATAATCTTCAACTAAAATTTTATAATATCTTTCTGACATATGTTTTTCTAATTTTGGAAAATTGCTTACTAAAAACCTTATAGCATCGGCAGTACAAGTTATTACTGCATCAAGTTCTTTATGTCCAATAAACTCTGCGAGTTCTCCGTATAATTTAACTTTTCTGAGCATAACGATACCTCTTACCAGTACATTTTAACAACCACTCAGAATATGGTTCTCTACAAGATAGTCTATCTGCTAAATGATGTAAAACCATATCTCCAAGAAAAATAGCTACATGATTTAAAGTTGGATGCATTATAGACATCAATAATACATCTCCCTCTTCTAACTTTTCATCGCTTCTAAGTTCTCTAAATCCTGTCCTCCACGCATAACTTTCAAACAAAGGATCATCTAAAAACTCTTGTGGAGTCATATTCCTTTCGTAATCTTTTAATTCAATATTTTTTTCCTGTTTATACCAATCTCTTACTAATGACCAACAATCAGTAACACCCCAAACCCAAGGCCGACCTAACAAATTTGGAACGTAACCTTCTGGAATACATTCTCCCCATTCTTCTGTTTTGGGGTTAACAATATGCCACGGAAGTTTACTATGTTCACAACTGATGCGATCAGCCTGACTAGGAATAGGAGGTGTAATTGGGTGACTATGAACTACGGCTATAATCTCACCTGTCTTATCTGCATTTACATAATCCTCTGGATTTAAAATAAAGTGCTGATGATCTGTAATAGCTAAATTTTCACAAGGAAAATATCTCTGTTTGCCTCTTATATTAAGAAGTAAACCAACAGATTCTTTTGGGTCTTGGTCTTTCGCATGAACCAACGCATCATCTCGCCAAGTCATTGATTAAAAGTACCAATAGAAGGAAACAAAGCACGAGTACACTGCCTTTTAGGAGCTCGTACTCCAGCCATATCTGTTCTCCCAGCTAATTCAAATTCAACAAGTTCTCTATTTTCAGCGGATTTACGATCTACAATAAATATTTGCCTTTTAAATTCTGCTGTAGGATCTGGTGTGCCTAGCGGATTAGTATTACCTGGAAAGTTAACAGCATCTAAAAACCTTGCCATTGTTCTTATTCTTGTAAAAGTAGCCCCTGTTAAGTCATTCCCTGCTGTAACTTGATTAACTGATACTAAAATTGCTGACATCAAACCTGTTGCATTGCTTATTTTGACCAATGGTCGAGGTTGTTTACCTCGTTGATATGCAAAACCTGTAGCTTCAATTGGAAATCTTAAATATGAATTACCTGCAAAAACTATTTCTCCATTTGCATTTAAGTTTGATCCTGAGTGAAATCTATAAATAGTATTCGCACCATGCAATGCTGTATCTAACTGTAAAACAAAAAGTTCGATAATAGCTGATGGATTAATTTTTTGAGCTTCACTAAAAACAGGAGCGGTACTCATGGTTCAAACACCTCAGTGAAGGTAGCTTGAATTGTAGCTCTAGTAGGAAATTGCATATTTTTATTCCAAGTTGTACATTTAAAATTCATTGAATTAGATTCATTTGGTGGTGTATATGTAAAACTTGCACCATCTAACGCACGAGCATCAAGGAAATTTTCTATAACATCACTTTCCGATTCAGATATATTTTTCCATATAAAAATAAACTCTTTTGGATTTTGATGTTCTGCTAATCCAAAGACGATCCTATGTTCAAATCCATCGGCAAATTTTACTACTCTTACTCTAGGTTGTGATTTTTTCCTTACAGGAAAACTAGGTTGAGGTGTTGTTGGAAAAGCAGCCATTATGCTAATAATCCTCCAGGTCTTTTTTCTTCAATTAATTGTGATTGTATAGCAGTTGCTAAAACCTCGCCAAGTAACCTACCATTCTCATTATCACCTTCCACAGTAGATCCTGTTGCGTCAACATTTACAACTATATTACTTGCACCTCCTCCTTGTGCAATAACTCCAAGTTTTCCACCTTTTCCTCTTTGCAATGGGAGTATTGCCTCAGGCCCTTTCTCTGCCATCAAGCCAATTCCTCGTTCCATAGGGAAAACGCTTGGCTTGTCTACGACACCTCCCCGATAGAAAGGTTGAACATTATTTCTTGCAAATACATTACCTTTAGCACTTTTTACTACACCTCCTTTTTCAAAACCTAAAAATTTCTCTAAACCAGGAAAAGCTCCAAAAATAGCCTTAAAAAATATTGCTTTAATTATCATTCTTTGAAGATCTTGGAGTATTGATCTTGCTAAATCTCCAAAACTAGCTTTTCCCGATACAGCAAGTTCTGCAAATCCGTCAGCAAGTTTATTTATAGATTGTACTGCTAATTTTTCTATGTTATTTTGTAAGTCAGCACCTGCTTTTACAACCTTTGCAAGTTCCTCTTTAAAATTAAATGTATCTGATCTTGCTTCTTTTAATTTAGCAACTACAGCATCAAGATCTAAACCAAGTTCTTTTGCAAGTTCTGGAAGAGCCTCCATCGCTTTTTTAGCTTCAAATCTAAGCAGATTATTTTCAAATTCTTGTTTATTAATTAATCCTAACTCTAATCTAAATTTTACTGCTGCGTCTTGTTTATCTTTATCACTTGTAAATAAAGGAAATTTTCCAGGCTTGAAATCATCTATTATTTCTTGATTTAATCGTTCTTTAAATATTCTTTGCCCCATTTGCCTTGGAGTTTCACCTAATGCATTTGTTCTCTTATCAGATACTCTAAACGGACTATCAAAACTAGTTCCACCCAATGTTACATCAAAATTTCCTCCAAATTCTTCTTGTACCTTTTTATTAGCAAATGCTCTTGCATCTCCTTCATTTCTTAACCTATTAATTAACCTTAACAATCTAGTAATCTGACGCAAAACTCCAGTAATCAAATCGTTGAATTCACCTCCAAGTTCTTTAAATATTATTCCGACTTCAAATTTCATATCTAAAAATGCGTTTTTCATTCTTGCTCCTGATTCCTCACTTGATGCAGCCATTTCTAATGCAGCTTTCCTATGATCAGTAGATAACTTATTTGCAAAATTAATTATCTGATTTAAATCAACCACACCATCTCTCAGATCTTTTTGCAGTTGAGTCATTGACCTTTCATTGGCTTTTGCAAATTTAACCACAGCTCCTGGTAATCTTTCACCGAGCTGACCTTGTAATTCTTCAGCCGATACCTTACCTTTACCAAATACCTGTGCCATTGCTCTGATACCACTTGACAAGTCTTCTGCATCACCACCTGTTGCTTTTATTGCTTCTGATATTCCTCTAAAAACAGTTTCTGCATCTTTTATTGTTCCCCCTGACCCTAAAACTGAGGCAGCTAATTGAGTAAATTGTTTTGTTGCTTGTGCAATAGGAACATTTAACTCATCAGAAACACTTCTAATTACTCTAAGACCTTTATTGTACGTTTTTGCATCTTTAGTCACTCCTAATAATGCTATTCTTAATCTTCCAACTTCAGCAGCGTATTCAGTTGCACTTCTTGTAAACATTGCAAAGTCAATACCTGCTCCAATACCTGCTCCAATAGCAGCACCTTTTGGACCTCCTAATAATGCACCTGTAATAGCTCCTTGTGAGGTAAATCCTGGTAATGCTTGAGCAGCAATCGTACTTGCAAAACCTCTTGCAACTTGTGTTCCAACACCGACTGTACTCTTTTTACCAGTTTGATTAAATGCTTGTAATTTTTTTCTATTTTCATCAATTTGTCTACCTAGCCTTTTAAAAGCTTTTCCACCTATATCAACTTCTTCTCTTAGTCTTTTAAGAATTTTTTCTTTTTGCTTAAATTGACTTATAGTTTTTGGTTGTACTTTGCTAACTTCTTCTATTGATTGTTTAAGAGAATTTATATTTTTTTTTGTAGGTGTTAATTGTTTATTTAAATCAGTTAATTGTTTCCTAAGACCTTTAAAATCTTTTAAACCTTCAAGATCTATTTTTAATTTAATTAATGATATTTTTTTTTCAGCCATTATTTTTTCTCCTTATTAATCTCTTTGAGAGCTACTGATTCCATGAGTTGTATGCCCTCTAACATTTCTTTGCGGTTTTCTACATTGTAAAGGTCAAACAAACCACCAGCAAGCAATAAGACCTCATATTTTAATCCTACTACACCTCCAAAGGACATATCCCATTGTGTTTGTATTCTTAAAAACATCATAACAATTTCCCAATTATCGTCTAATACCTCAAAATCATTGTTTTCTTCTGGCTGCTTCTTAATTTTTATACCAAGTGCTTTTGCATCTTCTAAAGTTTCATCAATTGTTTGCTTACCACCCGAAGCCCAATGTGTGGCAGCATCTATTAGTTTTTTGCTTGAGCATTTCCATAAAAACTTCTAAAAGCTTCTAAAACTCCCTTAACAAAATCAACATCTTCTGCAAACTCTTTCAAATTTTGATCACTAAAATTAACAGGAGTTCCGTCCTCTTCATTTATATCAGACCAACCTACTAATATTTTTTTAAGTGCATCGAACTCATCCTCTTCTTCAAATTTATCAAGTTCGCTTCGAGTAAGCCTTGTAAATTTACCTTCAAAAGTAAAACTTTCAAACTCACCTGGGTTAGTTTCACTTGGTCTTTTAACTTCTACAGGCCAAGGAAAGACCTTGGATTTTTTACGAACAAATGCCATAAATTCTAAATAATATATATACTTCTACACTTTAGCTAGGAAGTCAATAGTTATGTATATATTAGAGAAAATTCATCTCCTGCTGTTGATGGAACAAGTGTATATGGTATCTCTAGCATTTGGATACCATCTTGCTCACCATAGTTAACATCACCAATATCAACTTTGCTTGAGGTAAATTGAACTTTATTACCTGCTGCTGTCCCATGTAAAAACTGTAGATTTCCTGTTGTTTCTGCTAATGCAGCCGCAAAGAAATCTTTAGATGATAATGCTACAGCTTCTAATGAAACACTACCTGATGAACTTCTATTTACTAAAAGCACCTCTTTAGTACCTCCAACAAGTTCACGATATGCAAGTTCATTTCCACAATCCATAGAAACAGACATTAATGAACCAGCGTGTGATAACAACTGAAAACCACTTGTATTACCATTTTTAAATATTAATGGTGTAGCTTGATTTCCATAAGTAACTGATGGCAATGCAGAATCATCAGGTGCATTGTATATGCCTTGAAACGAAAACTCAATTGTAGGAATTTCACCGACAGAAGCATTAATCGTAAAACTGCCTCTAGCTCCTGTAATTTTGTGCCTTACACCATCAGTGTTGTAATGAATGGTGACAGAACTAAAACTACTTGATACAGGTGCATATGTAACACTTGTTCCGCTACTGACAGTTTCACTAAGACCGCAGGCTTTTAATGCCGCTCCATAACGTGGGGCCGTTCCTGCTGCTCCAGAGCCTGCAAGTTCTACACTGAATGTAACATCAACAGATGTATTCGCTAATAGCTGTTGAAAAGCACCTAAAAATGGTCTTACAACATCTCGACTAACAACATCACTTGATTGTGGTGTAATACTCAAATCTCTTACGAGAACAACGTCTGAAGCTGTTGGGGTAGGGTCTGTTCCGTAGCTGCTCTCAGCTTCAATCAGAATTACTCTTTTTCTTGTCAGTAATGGCATCTTTAGTTACCTCTTTAGGTGGTTCGACTTGTTTAGTTTGCTGTACTAGCTTTTTTTCGCCAGTTTTAGGGTCGAGTATGTAAGTACCGCCCTCAGTTGGGTTTTCATATTCCATATTAAACAATCAGGGTTGTTAGGGTACAACTTTTATTATAATTCATGTGCTTAAATTGTTATAAGAAGTTTGATAATCTATTTCAAATTCACAAGTAATAACCCCAGCAGGTTGATCTGCTTCTAATATTTCAAAAGATTGTGTCGCTGGTCTTATATCAATAGCTAACCCACCAACAGTTGGATCATTTAAAACTTTAGTAAATAAACTTTCTACAATTGGATCTGAAATATTATCAGGAATTGTTCCTCTAACTATTACTACAATTCTTATTCTTAAAGACCAATTTATTTTTAGATAAGTTGAACTATTTATAGTTGGCTCATCAGTAACAGGTTCAATCACTATTGCAGGTGATTCTCCATTAGTTAATGGTTCTACTCTTGATCTATATATACGATCACTTACACCTGTAGTACCACTTAAGGAAGTTTTTAACTGTGCAATAATTCTTTCTCTTTTACTTGTCATTTTATACCTTCATTAAACTTACTAAACAAAAAGTACCATCATCTGTTTTCCTAGAATTTCTAACTTTATATTTTTCCTTATTAATTTCAACAATATTATCAAAAATTAAATTTCCTAAATCTGATGTTTTTGCTGTTAATTGATAATCGGTTGTCATAACTAAACCATCTGCTATTATCTCATCTGGCTGTTCAAGAATACCTTTATATGTCTCACCATCAAAAAAAACATCAACAGAAAAATGTTCAAAGAATAAATTTGTATCTTCAGAAAATGTCATAATGAAAAGCCCCATTATGGGGCTATATTTTTAGCCGTATTTTTTAGCACCAACAAGTGAGATTCCATATAGAAATACAGGTGACGAGCCACCTACTGTTTGTACAAGTTTAATAAATCTCTTGCACTCATCTTTATTAACTTCTAGTGTTTGTAAAGATGCTGATGTTGTAACCTGCGTGAAAGCTGCTCCTGATAAGTCACCATAAGTACCACCTGTCTCATCTGAGTCTTGAACTTTTACATCCAAAGTTGGTGATGAACCTGTACCTGCTGCACAGTTAAGGACAAGCAACACATCTCCATCGAAATCTTTTAAATCGATAGCACTAGATGTTGCTGTTGCACTTACAGAAGCAGAAGCTACTGCTGCTGAAATTTCTAATTTTTCTAGATTTTGCTGAATAATTGCCACGTTAAATCTCCTCTTTTTTAGGGGTAGGTTTTTTCTTAGCTTTTGGCTTCGGCTTTTCTACATATTCGATAGCCTTACCACTGAAAATAAGCATACGACCAACACTATCATCTACCTCAATAGAAGTGCCGACACTCGTAGGAGTGCCAGCAATCATTGTTGATCTTATTAATTCAACTTTCATATTATGTGCCGAAGCAGAATGCAGTTGGTTGCTTGATAGCAAAGTCAACATCTTGTAATGCCACGATCTTAACTGTACCGCTACCTGCTTTTGTGATTGTATCTACTGTAAGATCTAAACCACTCCACATACCAATACAGAACTGACTAAAGTCACCAAACAAGGCATCGTTGTTTACAAGTTGATTTGAAACAATAACTGGATAGCCATTGATCTCATTGTTCTCAAAAACGAACTTACCTGTATTTGAAGCAACTTCTGTACTCTTTAATGCACCTCTTGCAGAAGCATTAATGATGTAGAACATATTTGCTACATCAGCATTGGCTGCGGCTACATCTGTTTCCATTCCGATGTACTCAGCGAATGTACCGAATGTAGTGATTGTTTGTGTTCCAACACCAGTTGTGTCTTTGATACCTAATGGTTGGTTTGAAGAACCTGTACCATAAATAGCTGCATTGTCTAACTTAGTAGCAATAACTCTTGCAATATCATCTCTAATCATTGACTCAACATCAATAGATGATTGAAGTAATAATCTTCTTGTAAATTCAACCACTCCACCAACCGTTTTTGGTGTCATGTTCACTTGGTCGAACGCCTGCTGTGATTCTGTTGGCTCACTTCCTTCTCCAACAAAAAATCCACTAGCACTTTGAGTCATTCTAGGGATTGCAATGTTACCAGAAAGTCCTGTAAGCATTGTTGGATTTGCTGCCATAACAGCCATTCTCTTACGAAGAATATCAATAAAAGAACCAGAAAGTAATTCTGTAGGAACTAAATTACCACCCGCTGTTGCAGTACCAACATTCAAGTCTCTTTGTAAAACTTCGTTAGGAACTAAGATGCCATTTGCTGGCTTGTCATAACG